TGTCAAATGCTTCCTGCCATACTTTTTCGTACTCTGCAGTAGCATCCATGATTTCCTTGGTAAGGTCAATTCCTGTTCCACCAGCGCCACTTCCGGAACCACTGGATTTTGGAGTTGAAATAACTTTCAGTTTGTCAAATTCACGTACTCCGCTCTTTGCATTTTTTGCACTTGTACCAACTTTATCCAGTGCATCTGCCGTGTCTTCCAACTCTTCATTGTACCCGGATACACCTTGACCGAATGACGAAAAGTCAATCTTGATTCCCAGTAAATTTGCCACACTGACAAGCAGTCTCTTAATCGCAATTACCACACCATTAATAACAGGAAGTACTTTCTGCAATACCGGAATAAACAACTGACCCAGTACCATGCCGGCTTCTTTTACGTTGTTGGTAAACTGACGAATCATGTTACTTGGAGAATTAATTGTATTCGCCAAGTCTCCCCATGATACTTTGGACTGGTCTAAGATTGCCAGTAGACGCAACTGCTGTTTCTCTGCCTGTGACATTTCAGATACAGCCTTTTCAATGCCGTATCTGTAAGCATAAGTCTGCAGTGTGGCATTCGTGATATCAATACCATACTTATACAGTGCTCTTGACTGACCAATCAAACCGGACTGTAAGTTTGTTGCAACTGTACTGTAATCCACGTTAAACAGAGAGGAAATATCCCCGGCAAGCATTGTCATGGACTTTGAAATTGCCGTAGTAACTTCTCCGGTCTGCCCTAAAGAGTTGGTAATAGATGCAAGTTGTGAAGCGTACTGCGTAATCTCCTGTAAATTCAGTCCCAGGTTCTTCATTCCGCTTTCAGAAATCAGCCCACCGTCTACATCTACTTTCAGACCGGACATTTTGCCAAGCAGTTCATTTACACGGTTTCCGAAACTCTGCGCATAATCTTCTGCATTGTCGTAACCGAATTGTTCAAAATCCTTGCCCCATTCCTTTCCTACTTTGTTAAATGCTACCGTGTAGTAGTTAAATGCTTCGATATAGTCCGTAGTTCCCTCTATAGACTTCCACAGGCTTTTAATTCCACGGATCACAAGGAAATAGGTTGCGTAGAATTTTCCGAAAGCCGCTGCAAGACTGAATGTGCTCTTCGTGGCTCTTTTTGCGCTTGCCGTATAGGTGTTCAGATTACGTCCTAAAGAGTTTGCTGCTCTCCCGGATGCCGCACCAGTAGATGCCAGTCCTGCCAGTGCATTTGTCATGCGGATAATGTTCTCACTGACATTTGGAGCGGTTGAAAGAGTTGTAAATAACTGCTTCAAATTCTTTGCCAGTAAAGGAATGTTTGTGACTGCTCTGCCGGATGCCACACCACCAAGTCTTGAAATCGAAGATGCTATGCTCGCAATATCCCCTACTCCATCTACTTTAGTTCCTGCCATGTCAGCAGAAAAGGTCTTCAATGCAGATGAAATTCTGCTTAATCCGCTTGTATCTATTTTTCCCATTCTGTTAATGGAATTTGTCAATGTGGATATGTTCTTAATACCGCTCGCATTCATGGAACTGGCGGCATTTGCGATACTCTGTATGCTATTAGAAATGCTTGTCAGTTTGGATGTATCAATGGACAAGCTTCTCTGAAAATTCGTAAGGCTGTTTGCTAACTTATTTAGTGCGTTACTTGCGTTATTCGCATCCGCTTTTATTTTAATCTGTAAATAATCAATATCCATACCGCACCGCCTTTACCGCAATAAAAAAGGAAGTGTCTGCCACTTCCAAGAAAAGAGCGGTAAGCTGTGACACCTACCGCTCCTAAAATCACTTTTTGAGATATGCCCTTGTAACCGTACCGATTTTTCCGTCCACTTTGATACCGACACTCTTTTGGAATGCTTTTACTGCATCAGAAGTGGTTTTTCCAAAATATCCGTCAATGTTCGTCTTACCTTTCGCATTTACAGACGGCATAAAGCCTTTCCTTACAAGTTTGTACTGCACCCACTTGACATCATTTCCCTTCATCATTGCCAGACGCTTGTAATAAAGAAGTCTTTCCGGCTCTGTATAAGGGTTTCTATAGCTTGTAGAATCCTCATATACGGCATCTAACTCCTTGTACCATACATTCATGTCTACATTGCCTACAATGCCGCCTACACGACCTTTAGAAGTATACTGCCAGCCTACCATGTTCGGTACTTGCGGTTGATACTTCACATTACACTTGCCGTTATTCTTGCCGTACCGTGCGATCCACATGGGATAACTCACACCGCCATAAGGCTTAATGTATGTCTTGTAAAAACTTTCCCCAGTGTACACACCGAATGGCAATCCTGCATCGGTGATGACCTTGCCGTAAGCATTGATAATGGAAATAATATTTTTGCCAAGACCTTTCATAACGGCATCTTCAACATCAAGATATACTGTCACTTTTCTGCCATTAAGAATAGTAAGCACTCTTCTTGCATCAGATCGTGATTTTGCAACCGTTGTAATATATCCGTATTCATATACTCCGTGCACATGGACATTGTGCTCTTTACAACCTTTCCAGTTCTCTTCAAACTTCTTGTCCGGGTTCAAATCCTTACGGATGACTTTCAGAATAGAAAAATCAATACCGTTCTGTTTTACCGCCCACCAGTTAATCGTCCCTTGGTATGAGGACACATCAATTCCTGTTAAACTCATGTTTGTTTCTCCTTTTTGGGATGTGATAATTCAAAATTAGCTTGCATTGCCATAAGTCCTGCGAGGAACGCTTTCCTTTGCTTCTGAATTTCTTTTTCATTATTAGCAATGTCCGCACGTTCCATAATAGGCTTGTCAATATACTTCGATTGTGCTTTTCGACCGTTTAGGCAATGGTCTATTGCAAAGATTAATGCAGATATTCCATAATCTCCCCACCGTTGCCATGAATTCCTATCTTCTTCCTCTTTTTTGAGTTTATATCCTTTGTAACACCACTCTAATTTTTTAGGATTCAGATGTTTGAACTCTTCTATCGAAATTCCCATGGAAAAAGCAAATGGAAAATATTCTTCCCATATTATTTTGTGCCAGTCGATTTCTTCTTGTGATCCTGTGGCATCTTCGTTACCTTGCTGTCCTCTTTCTCCATCTCTTCCTTGGTCTGCGTCATCATTTCCGTCAGACCCGACAGTTCGAAAAAACCGTCTTCTTTCATACAGTCTGTCAGTTCTCCATACAGCTTCACAAAAGACAGACCGTTTGCTTTCATGTATTCTTTCATTAAAGCATTGGATTCATCCGGTGTAATACCTTCATGGTTTTCGATAAGACCAGCATAAAAAGCCGTTTTGCATACATGAGGAAATTCTGCAAGCATATATCCGCTACCATCTACAACTTCTTCTGGTGTGGGATTCTGTACATTTTTTGCTTTTTTAGCTACATAGCCACCGGAAAGCATAAGAAACATCTTTTGAATCAAATCCTTGCACTCCACAGCACCGAATCCAAACTCTAAAGTATATTCAACATCATTAACTAAAATCTTCTTCATAAAAACATATCCTTTCCCCAACATTTTGTTGGAAAGGAGCCGCCCGAAGACGGCTCTCTTTTTGCTAAATCAATGTTTCGTCTACCGCTTCATCAAAGTCAGCCACGGCAGTGTTATTTGTTTCTGACTGACTTGCTATTCCCCCGTTGTCAGTGCAACGGTAGCATCCAATCCCTTGTATTCCTCAATGGTAAGATTCATTTCGATCGTCAGAAGTTCGTTCTGTCCGATTTCGGGTTGTGGAATCTGCTCGGGCGGCTGTGCAACAACAAAGAAAGATTTCTCTTCTCCGGGAATGACAGTTTCAAACCACATTCTATTTCCACCAGTAAGAGCCTTATAGGCTGTGATAAGTGCAGTCCATTCAGCCACGGTCTCTGATGTAAAGTTGACTGTGACTGCAAAAGATCCACCAGTATCTGCACGACCTTTTACATATCTGGTGATTGCATCTTCTAACGCAGAAGCATCAATCTGTTCAGGTTCGATGTTGATGCCGCCAATGGCATTGATTCTTGTAAGTTGCTTAAAACTTGTAGGTTTTGTTCCGGCGGTTGTCTCTGTACCATATCCGAAAGTAATGCCTAAAGTAGAAACTCCGGCTGCTGCCATAATTTATACCTCCTTAAATTTGCATAAAAAAATAGAGCCGAATGGCTCTAATAGTTACAATTTATCATCAGCACCTACGCTTCTTCTGAACCGTGCAGTGCTTCTGTATGTTTTCTGCGAAGTGCTGTTAAACTCCGGCATGGAATTTATCTGAAATCGCAAACGCTTGAAAAGTCCGGCAACCGTAGACATGATAGCTTCAGCTTCTTCTTGACTTTCGTTGGTTATCACATCCACTTGGTACGATGCTGTGATTCCATTAACAGACCGTCCTTCAAGGTCTTGTCCTGTCTCTGTGAACGGCATAGCATGAAAGTACACGGTAGGGAATGTAGGGTCTGACAAATCCTTACTTTTGTCCGTCACATAAGCTTTAGGATGGCTCTGAGGTATCTTCATTTTTAAGTACGATGCAATCTTGACTTTGAAATCTGATACCCACTGATATTCATTATTTTCCATTTGATGACCTCCTTAATTCTCGAAGATCTCCTTGAAACAGAATCACATTAGGATCATTATACCCTCTGTAAATTCTAGCCATAATGGATTTTGGGTTTATCCCTAGCAGTTCTCCCCACTCTGTTGCGCATCTTGTTTCTCCATTTTTTGTAATCAAAACATTACTTGTCTTGTTTCTTGCTTGTTCTTTCATGGTTATAAAGGTACAGTTTTCAGGGCAATAATTTTTATGGACATCTATTCTTTCAATAGATAGTTTTGGATTCCATCCATTTTCCAAACACCAGTCAGCAAAAGAATGAAAATCATTCTTCCATTTTTCGCATATGCAAATACCTTTTTCTCCGTATGAATAATATCTTTCAGATTTAGGGTCATAGCATCTTTTTCGCATATTGCTCCAAACTCCGTATAGCTTTTCATAATCTTTTGAAGACATTCCATATGAATTTTTATTTAAACATCCGCAGGATTTTGCTTTTTTAAGTTGATCGGTTCTTACATATTTTGTTTTCCCACAATCGCACTTTACTTTTACATATTTCCTGTTTTTTTCGTATTTTTCTTCTCCAATGATTACTACTTTTCCAAAACGCTGACCGATATAATAGTTCATAAATCTCTCCTTTTTTCTATAAAAAGAAAAAAGCAGGACTTATTGCTGTCTCACGACATGAGCCTACTTCTCATTAAAAATATTTTCTGCTTCTGTTTTTACAACACTTAGCAATTCCATAGATGTGTTATACATAAATGGTCTGCTGTCCATACCTTCGCACCAATAAACTTTCCCGTCTTTGCCTTTGTAAAACCATCCATATTGACCGGATTTTAATTGCATGATGTGTGAACCACTGCCGTAATTCCATTGAACACCTTCCGGCAAAGGATATGGATATTCTTTCTTTCCACCCATGCTACCAAGAGTACCAAACTCAACGAAAAGCGCATGGTCTGTACCTGCGACAACCGCCCAAACACCGCCACCTTTTACAGAACCAACATACTCTGCATGAATGCTCCGTAAAAGTTCTTGATTAAATATAGCATCAAGGTCAGCAATCTGCACTCTAGCAATCTCTACGCCCTTTTCTGCCAGTGTTTCAGCCAGTAGCCTGCATTTATACTCTAAGTTATTTTCATAGTCTCTAAGAGCCTTTACAGCCGCTTGTATGGACTTTGGGTCAAACAGGTTAATGTTGATTGTCTTTCCCATATCACTTCACCGTCTTTTGCAGTAAAAATAAATCTGCTGTCAGCCCTTCATCTGCAACGCCTTTGACAACATAGTCCGCAGTCTTGCTGTCCACAAGTCCGTCATCGTCATGACCTACTTCCGACTTCTTCCAGATAACATCCCCTGCCTTAATCGGCAAATAGCCCTTGTCGGTCACAATCTGACAATACGAACTGGAATCATCAATACCAAATTCTTTTACCAGTACTTCCGACAGCTTATTACTGATGTTGGCAGAAAAAAGGACGGGTTCAGAATATCCAGTAGTTTCTCTCAAAACCACTGGAATCCTTTCTCCGTCCATCTCGATGTACTTTATTGCTCCGTTTTCGTCCCGGTCATAAATCGTGACTTTTTCTCCCTGCCGTGAGTACTTCATTTCCTGCTTGTTAATGTCAAGCATCTTTCTTCACCTGCTTGTAAATCTGATTTACACCAGTGCTTGCCAAACCGGAAACAATTCCGACCGCAATCGCATTCATCACATCATTTGCCGGGAAATCCGGAATAACATACATTCCTACTACTCCGAGAATGCCACCTACAATGCCAACAACAACCGGGATGTAGTTATCCTTAATAACCGGAATCAGCTTCGCTCCAATACCGGCAAGATAACAGATAACCACGATTGCAACACAAGTTCCTACCTGTGAAAAATCCATCATTCCTTACCTCCGTTCTCTTTAATGTTAAGTCTTTCCTCAATTCCATCAAGTCTATGATGCGCAGATGCCATACTGGCTTCAACCTTTGTCAGCTTCTGTTCATGCTCTGCAAGCTCTTTCTTCATCTCTGAACGCTCGCTTTTCATTTCATTGATAGTATCAAGGATGGTGTCCAGTTTCATGTTGATGCGTGTGTTTTCTTTCACACGTTCCTCAATATCCTTTGTGTCTGTTCTTTTGCTATTTTTCAGACCAATGTAGACGGAAAAACCGAGTGATAACACGCTTATAATGATTGCTGTAGATAACTCTATAGTCACATCATATACCGCCTTCCTTGTTTGTTGGCACACCGCCCACCACCCTTAAAGTGTGCCGCCTGCAACCTTATTACTGGAATCAGTAACATGGTCACGCACAATCTTCTTTTAATTACAATACATTTGCAAATGGAAATACGCCAACAAACAGATCCTCACGGTCTCTCCATTTTCTCGACACTCCATTCTCTGAATAGCTTGCCATGAAGTTTTCACCGGCTTGCGATCTGTCATACACGACAAGATTAACCACAACGGACTGAAATTTTTTCATATCCGCAGCAATCTTCTCTTCCGTGTAGCTTTTCGGGTATATTCTCTTTGCTCTGATGTCGGCTTCTGCTTGACTGATAAGTTGTTCCAAAAGAGGATTTTCTTCCAAATGGTCAAACACGACCTCGGAACTTTCAGAATCAATATGAAATTGTTTCAGACGGATTTTTACTTGCTCCAAAGTCGTATATTCTGCCATGTGCTACCTCTTAAAGTTCAAACTTTTCAATCAGAATCTTTTTCAGTTCCGCACCGCTGATTTCTTCCGCACCTGAGACACCGTGTTCTGCGGCTAACTTCTGCAAGTCTGCCGTAGACATACGGTTGATTTCCGTCTTAGTATATGCGGTTTCCTCCGGGATTTCTTCTTTTACTTCGGTGACGGTTTCCTCCGGGATTTCTTCTCCCGGAAGATACCATTTGCCTTTGTATTTGACTTTGTAATCAAATTTCATCAGCATACCTCCGATTAGTAGCACTTAATTACATAGGTGCTATCCATTCTCTCGTAGGAAGGCAGTACGATTTCTGATACTGTAGTCTTGGTTTGTACGGGATCCTCTGTTACGCTGACAGCAACAGCAACACCAGTATTCACAAGTCTTACATCTGTGGCAGGATTACCCATGAGTGTACGCTCTTCGGGAGTAGTGCCGTACCATGTACTACCCAGTGCACCGTTAGGAATAAGGGTCGCAAATCCATCAGGATAAAACTTATGAGCAGTTCCGCTTTCATCCTTGTACTGCTTAGTGTATACAATGATGCTAATGCCAAGTTCGGTAGAGAAAAGTTCCTTTACTCTCGCATCGGTCATAAATACATTTGCGGTTGTATTCTGTGCAAGAACAGCACTCTTGATCTTTTTGTTCTGTTTTAAGTAGTTCATGGTCTTCTTAGAGACAATCATGATGGAAGGTCTCTCGCCAGTAGCTTCTTCTACGGCATCAATGGCTACGGAAACATCATCCATAGGATCAGAGTTCTCGGTATCAGACCACTTATCGGTCGTAGTTGTAAGTTCTGCAAAGTTGTTGGCTTTGTAGGTTCCGTTAGGGTCATAGTTATAAGCGTAGGTTACACCGTCAGCCTGAATGGAAATCTTAGGAGATCCGTCACTGGGTGCAAGCAGCTGCATAATCATACGTTCAGGAACTACATCAGCACCTTCCACAAGAGTATTTGCATCATCAAAAATTCTGCTTAATACTTCTGCTGCGTAAGGGTCTGTGCTGTCCTTAATACGCATGATTTCCTGTTCGTCCTGTTCTTTGATAATCATAGATTCACGGAAGAATGCCATTTCTGTCTCTTGCATCTTGAATCCTTCACGGCTTCTGATAGTGGAAACTGCATCAAAATTAGATGCTTTCAGGGTAACAGGAAGTCCATTAGAAGTCTTAATCCACTTCAAATCCAGTCCCATTTTCTTCTTGGCGGGGAATAAGCCGGAACCAAGATATGCAATTTTATTACTTGCAACTTCTGTATGCACAAGTGCGATTGCTTTCGCATTGTAGGCATCTCTAATGTTCATTATTTCCTCACTTTCTACCGCTATCTTTCAGCGGTCAGCGGCTACATCTGTCTGTAGTCGGTTTCAGTTATTCAAATACAATCAGTGATAATCCTGTCTTTACACCATCGGCAATGGTAATACCTGCATTTGCGTTAGCATTTGCTTCATTTACACAGGCAAAAGCCTTAATGATAGTTCCGTTGGGGTTGCTATCGTAAACATCGTTAAGCAAAATACCTACTGCTGCATCATCGGTGCTTCCGCCATTTACTTTCTTTCCTGTCGCACTAATAGGATTACCAGCCTTGCACACACCATTAGTGAAAGCACTTGCATCCAGTTTAATAGGAACAAATAATTCACCGCCCAGCTTTCTCTTAAGAATTTCTAACTGGGTAGTTACACTTGTTTCAGAGAATTTCATTTTGTGTACCTCCTTATAAGTACTGGCTAACTACAGCTTCGGCTTCTTTGTTTGTTCCAGCTAAAGTCTTGCCAATCTTTTCAGCCGCTTTTTCGGCTTCTGTTTTTTTGTCATCTTTTCCACCGCCAGCAATTCCACCTCCAGGATTAGTAGATCCGTTTGCAATCTCCTGCTCCTTGGCTTGTGCCGCAGCAGTCTCTTTATCAGAGATAATTTTTCCGAGAACATCAAAATCAAAACTGCCGTCATCCTTTACAACCTGTGCCGCCTGTTCTGATGTGATTTTGAATTTGTCAGCCGCACTTGTACGCTGAGTTGCTAAAGTCTGTGCTTTTTCCAACTCTGCGATACGATTATTTGCTTCCTCTAACTGCTTCGCTGCCTTTTCCTGTTCGGAAAGATTTTGGTCTTTCATGGCATTAAACTCTTTTTCAATGCCCTGTAACCGTTCCAGTTCAGCATTGTTTTTGGTTGCCTTGGCATTTGCTGTCTGAACATCTTTGCCGTTTTCGGCAATAACCTTTTCAATCTGTTCATCAGTTAATCCCATTGCCGCTAAATCTTCTCTCTTCATAAATTACCTCCGTTATGTCCTACGTTTTTTTACGGTGCAACGACACCGAGTGACATTGCCGATTTGTACGCTCACGGCTTTGCGAATTTTTATAAAATAAAAACAGCTACCTATTTCTAGGCAACTGTCTTATTTTGCATTTGTTTTACAATTTCCTGTGCTTTTGCCATCTGCTCTTCCATGTTGATAATTTCAGCAGTTTTCCACAGAGCATCAAGGTAAGGTTTGGAAAGGTTGAAAGTCTTTTCACAATCTCCCCAAAGTCCAACTGTTTTGATTGCAATAAGCGGATGAATACCACACTGCAGAAGTTGCAGTAATGTCTGCGACTTGGTATACATATTATCTTGTGGACTGTGGTTGATCTGCACATCAAAATCTCTAAGAGTGATTTTCAGATCCTCTTTCTTAATGCGGATAACATTCAGCGCAACCTTGGCCAGTCTCTTCTCTGCTGTCTTAACAACCGGATCCTTAAGCCTTGCTCTTGATTTTGAAAAATCCCATCCGTTTCTCAGCTCAACCGCACCCTGCGTATCACCGCCAGTGTTTCCTTGCTTGTTCGGTATTCCCAAAATTGAAAGTGCGCTGTCTGTTAAATCATCCTTGGAAACCTGTGTCTGCGTTTGGTCAAGTTCCTGTGACATCACATCAACATCAGACTTGTTATCCTTGTTAATGGACTTTACAACCAATGCATGGTTCATTTTCATTTTTTTGAACTGTTCTTCGTCAACTTCACAGTTTACAAATTTGTACCATGCCTGGATAAACTGCTCTATACCATCCATTCTGTTTGACTGTGTATTATTGATTGCATCCAACAGATCTATAACAAGTTCAATATCAGACAACCGCTCATGGTTGTTCGGAAATTCTACAATCGGAATACCACCAAATCCGTGAAGTTTCCATGTATCAGGAACAACCGCACTGTTTTTTATCTTACATTCATAGGATTCCGTGTAGCATAGTTTGTACCACTCGCCGTTTTCATCTTTTAATTCCTGTACCGCCAAAATCGGTTCTTCAGAACTGCGGTTGTAAATGACAAACGTGTTCAGAGGATTAGGTGCAACCACACGGATAGGCACATCTCCATTCACAATCTGAATAGCTTTGAATGATGTTCCGGTTGCCGACTGCCACTCACCAGCTTTTATGTCTTTCTCATGCTTATTTGCATCTGCTAAGTAATCGTTAAGTTCATCTACTGCCTTATTTACAGCTTTATCATCTTTTCTGCTGACAAACTGAATAGGCTCTCCGTAAGTCTGACCAACCTTGAACTGTACCCACTCATAAGCATGATTCTCAACGATTTTGTTTGTTATATCCTCATTTGACAGCTTTGTTCTGTATAGTACCGGTTGATCTCCTTTGTAGTACTCCCACAAGTACTTGATAACCGACTTATTGTAATTAAAAACACCGATGCAATCACCAACAACCTTTACAATGTTGTCTTTGGTTATCTGCTCCACATCCGTATATGCAATTTTTCTACCGTGACAACCCTTTACAAGGTCTTGAAATTTCATAGTGTTCATATTTTCACCTACATAAATGTCATTCCGCTGCTTTGGTCTCTTTTTGGAAGTTTCTTGATCTCACGTTCTCCGGTCTCCGTATGGTAAACAACCATTTTATTGCAATTCCGGCACTTATATGTCTTGTCGATGTGTGATTTTGAACTGCATTCACCGACCAACCTTCCGCATCCCGGACAGTACACTCTAATTTTTTGGTTAAAAATCATAAATACCTCTTTTCTGCGCACAAAAATACCGCCCTTGCTGATAAGAGCGGTACTTCTGGAGTCTTCACATGATCTGAGGAGGAAATGAAAAATATCTTGGAATCTTTCTGCATTTTAATAGTATCACGGAAAAATCGGACATATCGGACAAGTTTATATGGAACTATACGATTTCGTATGTTTTTTCAAATATGTCAGGCTTACATGGATAAAGTTCTCCATTTACACCTTTGATAATATAATCACCAATGTTTGCTTTCATATCTCCTTCCAAAGTTTTAATGAAACATTCATCTTCATTATTAAAATAAATATTTCCGTCATCATAAGCAGATATTCCCCATTCTGGTACACCTCTACAATTTGCTCCAATCTTCATAAAATCTTCGCAATATTCAAATGCTTCAATTACAACAGGTTTCTTTCTATATTTTGCCATTTTTATACCTCCGTATTATTTTAATTTGCCATATATCGGTCAAATGCTTTTCTTACGCTATCCTCTGTGTTTCCACCACCGATTCTATCAGCAACCTTGTTCCATGATAATTTTTCAATAAATCGTAAATTGATGATCCGTCTTATACGACTGTCCTGAACGCTTGCAATAAATTCCTCGACTTCATTATTTTTTTGCAGTAAATCGTCCTCTAAAAGCTGTAAAGTGGCTTTTCTTGAATAAAGTAACGTTCGTTTTCTGCTGTACTCTGGATAAGGAAATCCTTCAATACGAAAATGTTCAGTGCCGCCGCATCCACCTGATACGCTGTCAACAACATTCCCATCCGATTCAATTTTTCTGATATCCGATTCAAGTTTTTTAATCTTCTGCTGTACTTCTTTGATTTCTTCCTGTAAATCTATGTATTGAGATAAAACCTCTTTAGTCACCATAATCAATACCTCCGTCCGAAAGAGAATGGGTTTTGAATTGCTTCTGCTCTTGCCATTCTTTTATTTCCGTAAATCATGTCACATAGTTGTGCCGTAGAATCTATCCCGTCATCATGCTTCATTTTCCCTTCAAAAGTAGCAGACAAAATATTTTGAAAATACTTTCTGTACTCTTTTGTTTGATATTTCATGTCCACAAAATGAAGTTTTCGTATGTCTGGAGCATGATTTTTGATTCTATCCATTTTTGCAGTCTGATTGTCTGCCGGATCATGACTTGTGTTAATAGGATATCCGTCTTTTTCCCATATCTTTTCACAATCTGTACGGTATGCTGATGTTGTCTTTGTTTCCTCAAAATGGACTTCTGCTGTCTTATTATTAAATTTATCTAAATGTCTTTCCATTCGTGAAGTAACTTCCGGTATGGTAATTTCCTTATCACCGTCATTGTAGACAACATCAGTGATATAATGTTCTCCGTCAATCTCATAGCAGATAGGCATTGATACAAAATCACCGCCACCATAAGCAGGGTCATTAGCTGCAAATATCCTATCAGGTCTTATTCCTTCAAGTTCTGCCGGATTAAAGAAATTCATCATATCGACATTGAACATCTGACCTTTTCTTTCAATAGGCTCCTGTTGATACTGTGCAAACCATGATGCCATATCGTCATTGTTCTCAAAAGATGCCATACGTCTTTTGTAATCAAGAGTTGTATATCCCAAATGATACGGATAATCAAAATTGCTATCTCCGTTTTCATTTAGTGCAGGAATAATAACCTCTCTGTGCCGTATGCCTTTGTATTCAGGATCATTTTGTAATAGGTCTAACCGTCTACCTTGAACGTCCTTTTTCGCCCAACGTGTTCCTATCCCCAACAATTTAGCCTTTCCAGGCTTAATTCTCGGCATAAAGTTGTTGTCGAATTTTCCCCATACAGTATTTTGCCTATCTTCACTCAATGCTTCATCAATACCGCTGAATAAGTCATCATAAACTCCAAGCCCGTCACAGTCACAAGCACCATTCAATGTTCCGTAAATGCTTCGCATGGTAAATGTTGGGTATGTCTTTTTACGGATAAGGTCTACTGTCAAATCTTTTCCATCAGTGACTAACTTTTTCTCAACTATGTTTGGATATATTTCAGCATATGTGTATGTCGGGTCTGTAATCATTTCTATGATGCCGTCATAGTAACCACCAGTAATTTTGTCCGAATATGCCGAATACAGATTAGACCGTTCCGGTCTGTTAGAGCCGAACCACAGATTACCCATTTTTACTATTTGTGTCTTACCGATTCGTCCGGGACAAAACACCATTCCTTCATCAAGCACATCATCGTACAAATCTTGAATAAGCTGTGCTACCTGCCGTAATGGATTTATTCTCGGCTGATAAAATCTCTCTTCTACCGGTCTGTTCTTTTCCATGTATAGCATGAAGCTTTCAAATCGGTAATGTGCTTCAATCAGAAGCGTTTTGTAATAGTCATCAACAAGGCTGTATTTTTCTTCATGTTGTTGGCTGTATTTTTCAAGGTCAAGTATTCTACCTCCTGTCCTATCCATGCAGAAACGCTCTATAATGCCTTTAGAACGGTTTGTTATCTGTAAGCCATAAGTTATATCCTTTTCACCGTTTATAGCCACTCTACAGGCTTCTATGTACGCATCAATGACCTGTTCATCAATTCCCTTGCGTTGTATGTAATTGTCATAGCTGTTTACTGCCGATATAAGGCTCTGACTTGCCAATATAAAAGAGCCTCCTTCCCTAAAATTTTGGAAATTTGGCTCTCTGCGTAGGCACTCTACGACTGGTGCTCTTGAAAATATTCTATTTGCTATGCTAAGCAGTCCAAAACACAACATAACACATATGGTTTGTGTCAAATGTTATACTGATAATTTGTTCTGCGCTCTTTAATTCTTCCCAATCCTGGTCATTTTGCAGAATGGCTTGATTTATATCATTAAGTTTTTTTGCAATATTGCCATTTCACCAACTTTGCTTGATTCATAAATTATTTCACCCCGATTCTATTAATTTTCCCACATTTCGGGCATTTGATTTCAGCCTGTCCGTTAAATTTGCCTAAAAGGCGGTTGCACTTGCTGCAACGTGCATCTGTCAAATAATGCTGACGTTTCCACTCTTCAATCAATTGATATATAAAATCTCTTCCAACGTTTCTTGGTGGAATGTGACACAATGGTAAGTTTCTTTTCTCACATTCCTCGTATTCTCGAATTGACTGTTTTTGAAATTCAGATAACGGAAATGGTGCAATCTTCTCTGCAAACTCAACCAAAGACATTTCACTATCCTGCTTAATTTCTCGCTGAGATGCGTCATATTCCAACTGTTCAGTTAATTCATCTGTTATTGATTCCATTAATTCTGCCATGCTCATTCTTCAATACTCCTATCAAATCATGCATTTGAATCAGTAGTTTTTAAATATTCAACGAACTGTGCCCAAGCCTGTTCGCATGTTAAATCGCCAACAGGATTTTGAACATAGTATTCTTGGAAATATTCCCGGGCCTTTTCTTTTTCATCTTCGGAATATGAATCCCATTTAGAAACTCCTGATTTCTTTTTGAAAAATTCGCACTCATGTTCACTGTCAGCAAATCCAGCACCAGGAATCCATTTTTCCGGATGGTTGCACATTTCAGCCATCCCTACAACTTCGTTTCTATCAAATCCAAGGTAAGCACAATCATGACACGTCATTCCTCCACCAGCTTTCTGCCGCACATGGGGCAAAACTCAATTTTAAAATATCCCATAGTTGCTGCATTTGCAAAAATAACAATACCAGGTTTATTGTCTCTGACATTTTTCAAAATCTGTGCTTCTGTCAAATTTGTTTCATTCGCACATTTATAAATTTTAATGTCTGCTCCGCAGATTGTATTTTCGTCATGCCAGTTTTCACAAAATTTACACATGCTTATTTTTCAACCTCTCCATTAACCGTTCACATTTATCAAGATTTTCGCAAGTAATGTTGTTTAAGTATTTTTCGCTTTTGTCAGACACTGTTGTTATATTCATTTGTATCAGTTTCGGTTCAAAATCTTTACAATACTGACAACAATCTTGAAGAATAAGGTGAAATCCATTCATGTAAAATTCCTCCGTAACCCATGCAGACGGAATCGAACCGCCGACACACATCCTATGCGGATGCCGCTCTTCCACTGGAGCTATGCATGGTTGAGATGCAATATTCCCGGGGTTACTCCGCATTATACAATCGCAGAGCATATTGCATCACTGTTTCAGCCAAAACATAGACCACCTGTTAACAGATAGCATAATTTGACCGAATAGTTGGGATGATGGGACTTGAACCCACAGCCTATGCCTTAGAAGGACACTGCTCTTTCCATTTGCGCTACATCCCAGTGATCGGTACGAGATTCGAACTCGCGTTACCACCGTGAAAGGGTGGTGTCTTACCACTTGACTAACCGATCATGTGCGTTTCCATAAGCTGTATGCCTACATTTAAGGCGCTGACACAGCGCAACACTTATAGCTATTTTTATTTTCGCAGGGCATCCGCCAGTTACCTGCTAGCCGGTTGCGATCCGACATCGTGGGGAAAGAAGGAGTCGAACCTTCGATGTTTCTAATGTCACGGTTTTACAGACCGCTGCAATCGCCACTATGCGCATTTCCCCAAAACCTGTGCCGTATAACCACGACTAAACTTCTGGCACACCTATCTGCTACCTACCGATTATTGCAATCACGGTATCGTCTTATCGACGCAGATAAAGTTTTTCACCGCTATATGGTTGCAATGCTTCAAGCGGTTACGTGGAAAACCCTCACGAGCCTTGCGACGGCTCTTAACAGCATTCCGCTATGAGGGGAAAGGAGTGTCTCCAATGGAAAAGTATGGAAGACAATTCGCAGATGGCAAAGACCGAAAGAAGAAAACATCTGCGAAACAGGACTACCAGGATTCGGACCTGGGAATGCAGCAGTCAAAGTGCTGTGCCTTACCGCTTGGCGATAGCCCTAAACTCCGGGAGAGAGACCATCTGCTCCCGGATTATTTTCGTGAAACACCCTATATTGCTTTATCTAAAAAATTGTCTCGCCTGTGTACGGTACTTTGAAAAACTTGGTGTTGTCGAACGCATATTTCCATTTTTCGTTTCCCACACACAGGCTACATACACTCTTGATGCCTTGATTTCTCTGCCACATATCCAATGCCAACACAACACCGGATATTCGGCAATAACAATGGCTTTATGAATTTAACCCATTCAACATTGTGATATGGGATAATTCGCATAATCTCCGGTAACCACATAAATTATACCCACATAAAAGTTATTCCAAAAACAAGAAACATTGCGAATGCAAATAAAATTATTCCGTCTAATGCTGTTTTCTGTTTAGGAGCATCAAATGCACTTGCTATTGTGAAAAACGCCATTACTGCGGTTGTCATTATTTTTAAAATCATGAATCCGATCATTTTTTTTCGTCCTTCCTTCAATTTCATCGATCATTGCCATTACCAGTGCTTTGGCAAACTGACTATTGTTGTGCATTTTTATCAGCAAATTTCCTTGCCGGATAAGATACGACCAGTCATCATCCGTTTTCGGATTAGCGTACTCTTTATGGATTTTCCAAACCTCTGTGTAGATCTCTTTAATCTCCGGTGGCAATTCACATTTCTCCTTAACTGGCAAATCTTCTTTAGTCTCTTTATCAAGCCTGCTCTTTTGGTGCTTCATCTGACAGCTAACCATTTCTGTAACGTTCTCACGGTCTCTTTTGATTCCGTGACCTTTCAGAAATAATTCGCATTGCAGAACTTCACCACATTTTGAACATTCGTCTTTTATCTCTTTCCCAAATATCTGCATACGCTTAATCCTTGCTTGTGACTACTGCTCTTAAAAATACTCCGATGATGAACAGGATATATACCCATGCAGGAGCTTGCAATTGAAACAGTATCCATGCTAAAACTATGTAAATGAAAATCATGTGGTACACCTCCTAAAGGGCTTTTTATTTTTGAGGAAATTTGAGGGACTAAGTAGGGGCTGTTTGCTGGTCCTGCCAGACCCCCTCCCCCTGTGTGCTATGTTTCTTTTCAACTATGCGTTAAACTAATCTTTCACGCAGTCTTTATTGACACATCCTTAACTATCCTGTATTTACGCACGTTTCCGCACTTGTTGCTACTTATTTGCATCTGATGTATTATCGTCATACGCTCCGGAATTGGTCAACATTGATGTATTTTGTCCATTTGTGCCGCCTAACTGTGGCAAATCCGAAGCAGTCAACGCTTGCTTGTGGTTCTGCTGCTCTCTCGATACTCCTGGAAGGTTCCAACCGTAGTGACGGTTTAATATTGCCAGGATTCCAACTGGGTTGCGCTTTGCTGTGGCAAGTTTTGCGCTTAAAGACTCTTCACGGAAATCCGATATCTTTTTGCCGATGTCAGAACACGATGGACTTAATTTAGTCCCCTCATCTCTCCATGTAGCTACTGTATATCTATCAATACCCGTTAATAAACTAAATCCTATAGCTGATACCTCTTTATCATACATCATACACATATATATATAATAATCACATATACGATTAACTAAATCATAGTTATAAGCGTTATAGTTACTAACTCCGCCTGTAAATGATCCAGTAGTATTTACAAGGAATTTAGACTTGAGACAGTCAGGCTCATTAAATGCATGACGTTTGATATACATAAGAGCAGCATTCCAAACGCTCTGAGACTCTTGTCTGATATCCTCGATTTTCTGATCCTTGCAGAACTGGAAAAGATATAGCTCCATGTCATTCTCATATACCTGGGATGTTTCTGTATTTTCGACTTTTTCCATGCTCTGCACCTCCTGAAAATATGCAATAAAAAAATCACTAAGCATCACTCAATAAACCTATGTCTTTTGATCTCCTCCACAGATCAGGTAAAAACATAAATCTAAAAAAGTGACAAGCTAGTGACTTCTTGTCGGTTCCGGTCTGTCGGCTCCGGTGGTCTTGGTTACAATCTGGGCGGCTGCATATCCAGAGGGGGGTTGGATTTACACCGCTGTCACTCGCACCGTGTTAGCGTCGGCTCCCTAACTGCTTTTATCATACCACAAGACCTATTTATAAATCTACAACAACCTTTTACGCATTTGACAATTTGTTATGGTGGTAGGTCTGCCGGTGATCCTGAGTATATAAAAATCATATGCTTAAAAAATATCATCCGGTTAAATTTGACAAATGGGATTTTTTGACAGACAGATAGGTAATTTTTGCAGATGGGTACATGGTGGCAGATGGTCAGCTCTAGTATTTATATATACTTGGGTATACAATGTCTTTCTGCTCTTATTTATTTTTATTTTATCTAACCTTTATTTTATCTAATCTCCTTTTATTTAATCTGCGTCTACAAAATGTCTACAATTTGTCTACAAAATTTAGCACGTTAAAATGTCACAGTGAAAATAGATCAAGAAAAGCAGGCTGTTACACCTGCTTAATTTGCATATGCCTTTTTGGGCTGCCAGTTATAATTATATGCTTTTTTGCGGTAGTCCTCAAAATCTCTTGATGTCTTGCGAATCATTTCCGCTTTTACTGTGATCCGGTCAATTAGTGCCCTGTCACCGTATGCGGTTTTGTTGGTCAATAACTCCTTATCTGTCATGCTCTCCAGTGCTTGGAGCGTTTCCGCTTGCACCGTCTCCAGGGCTTGGAGTTCTGCCCGGTTAAATTCTTTTAAAGCCGGCTTTTCCGTCTGCTCCAGTTGCTCCCGGTAGTACTGGAAGAACTGCCGGACGTTTGAGCGGATCCGGGCGGCTTTCTTTGCTGTGATCTGCTCCGGTGTTCCTGTCATGCTTTCAACTCCTTTTCTCTTTGTATTCGTTCCATACCTTGCTTGTAAATTTCTTCTGCTTCTTTCCTCTTGCGCTCTACCCATTCAACATTACTTTCATCTGGCCGCTGTCCGGGTAAACCTGCCCATTTCGGAGGATGTTTAACAACTGGCGCAACTTCTCCGTGCTCTCTAGCGGCTCTTTCTGCCGCTGTTTTGGCTTGTAAAGCGTGTAGCCGTTCATTTGCCTGCATGAGTGCGATTTTCTCGTTTAAGGGGCTTCTAGAGCCTGTCACGGGCGTTTCTTTCGGTTGCTCTGTCACTGTCTGCGGTTGTACTGGTTGCAATGCTGTGATCACGGCACCTATAACAAACTGGTTTACACTTAAACCGTTCTTTTCTGCCTGCGCTTTGATCTGCGGTTCTAGTTCTTTTGGAAAACGCACTTTGTAATCAAATGTTTTCATTGCTGTTTCTCCTTTCCTCATGTGATGTCATGATGTCATAGCTTCATGATGTCATGATGTCATTTGCTATGATGTCATTATATTATATTAAACTATGCTTGTCAATATATTATTGAACTATTCTTTCATTTTTTCTAATTCTTTTGTAACGCAAGATAACACAAATTCAGAAACACTCATATTCCGCAAAGTTGCAGCCGCTTTTATCTTTTCTTTTGTTCCTTTTGGTGACATCACTGTAATTCTGTCGTAGTTGTCTTTCTGATATTGTGCTATGTATGATAGTTCTTTTCCTCTTTCCCGGAATGCCATTTTTAACACCTCTTTTCCTTCTTTATAGAATAGTATCATATTAAACTATGCTTGTCAATTAGTTTTAATGTTTGCATTATATAGGTAAAAACAACTTTCAAAAAATATTTTTAAAATTATTAAACTATGCTATTGACTATATTATTGAACTATGCTATAGTTATCTCAACAAATAAATAAAGCCGGTGACACCTACCAAGCGAACACCGGCACCCAAAAAGAAAGGCACCCATATTATAACACGGGTGAAAAGGTAAAAACAATATGAGAAAGAATGAATTATTAGAAACAATCAACAAAATCAAGGCAAGAAGCGCATGGAATAAAGGTGTAAAGATCTATGCTTATGAGCTTGTAGAAGCTCTGGAAGTTGAAGAGATCCCGCAGGACAAAACAGAGTTAAAAAGCCTTTTACTGAATGGTGCCGCTGACTGGAAACAGTACAGTTGTGGCGGCTGCTCTCTGATTTATGATTGTGACATTGCTGAACGTCTCTGTTGCCAGTCTGAGTTAAAAAAGGTTTGCGGCGGCGAGAACAAACCAAACAGATCCGAGGAATGGTTAGACACACAGGCAAGAGCATTAAGCCATTCTTTTGATATAATTTATCATATTGTTAAATTTAGCAAGTAAGACAGGCTTACACCGGGGATCGTGCCCCGGCTTGCTTTTACCCGGAAACGGGAAAAATTGAAAATATGGAGGAAATGAAAATGGGAAAAATAAATATTGATATGTGGTACGGAGACAAGCCGGAACAGGTGACAGGATTAGACATATATTTTAATGATTTAGGCGGATTTTATTCCGGCAATCTTCGCATTTTTGGAAAAATTGTTGGTGATTATTACGCCGACAGCGTGCAAGACATAGAAAAAGCATTTCCACACCTTGCAAAAGATATTGAAAACTGTTTGAATTAACTGCCGCAGAGGATGCCCGCCGGATCACTACCGGCGGCGGTTTTATGGGTGAAATTTACCCAAAAATTAAAAATAGGAGGTTGCCAGGATGAAAGAAAAGAACCTTGAAAGACTTTACAAGCTGTTAGAGTGTGCGGAACGAGAACACGACACAGAGACAGCCGCCGCCCTGCGGTGGGCAATTTTTGAACTTGAAAACAGATAAAAGACGGCTTACAACCGTCTTTTTGTTGTGTTCCGGGTGATCTGCTACCGCTTGCGGTGGTCTATTTGTGTTACTCTTCCACCGGATCCGGTCAGATCCTGCACCCGGATATATTGACGGCTTGCGCTGTCTTGGTGTACAATCAAATATTACAAGGGGATTATACAAAATGCGAAAATTGGGAATCGGTCATGTATATGATATCATGGAGAGCGTAGCGGATGCCGGGGAACGGTTGGAAACCGTTATAAGGGTGGAGAGTGCCGCCGGTGGTCTGTCTCCGGAATCTGCGGAGCTGTTGCGGTCTGCTTATGATTCCATGCTTTCGGCAGTCGGAGACCTTGCGAAAGCTGCGACACGGTGACCGGGTGACAAGTCCAGGACTAGCACCGCAGAAGTGCGCAGATGTTACACACCTTGAACCGGTCTGAAAAAATCTGCGAAAAAACTCTGAAAACGGATTTTTCAGCTTAAAAAGTGCTACCCCGGGGGGATTGAAAATTTTTAGCACGAAAATTGTAGAAAAATTTTTCTTTCAAAAACCTCTGAAAACGAGATTTTCGGTTGAAAATGCAGACCTACGGGGGTATCAAAACGGTTGACCAAAAATTTTTTACGAAAAAAGTCTCAAAAAATGAGATTTTTAATAAAACCTATAGGGGGAAATATTATGAATTGCTACAAATGTGGTAAAGAAATGAGAGTTGTTCCAGAACAGGTGGGTACGGATGAAAAAGGATTGCCGGTATATCACAGAATAGGTTATTGTGATGCTTGTATGTCTAAATTTGACATTGATATTGTGGAAAAACAAAATCAGAAAAAGAAAAAGCAAAGCACATTAAGCATACTATCTGTTGTGTTCACTCTTATTGGTCTTACAATTCCAGTAGCAATTATTTTAGCCATTATTGACATTGTTAAAGGTGATAAAAATAATAAAAATCACAGCGGTTCATGGTTTTCAATTATTTTTTCTGTAATTGTAATTTTTGTTTATTTTTTAGGTGGTCAAAATGAGGAAAACCAAAATGTTTCAAATAATGTAAGTATAGAGTCTGTAATAGAAACAGAAAGTCAAACTATTGAATTACCAGATGAATCAGTTGAAAACTATCCTACTTATCAAAGAGAAAATACAAATCAAGAAATAGATTCTAAAACAGATCCTACGGTTGTGCAATCAGAAAGTAATGTAATGGAAAATGAAAATTATGGAGAATATGAGGAGGAAAATGTTTTATCAGAAGAGGAATATAAGGAATCATGTGTCGAATTATTCTATGATGATATATTTTTTTCCAAAGATGATTTAGAGGGAAAAGATGTAAAACTAAATCTTTTTGTGTCAGAACTTTATGAATTAAGAGCAAAAGATATGTATTATGATTATATTCAAGAAATGTTTGGAGAATACAATTTACAAAGGAATTTCTTAAAATGCTGTGTTTTGAGAGAAGGTACTGAAAGCTATATGGGAGAGCAAATCAATGTACTATTTTCTAATGATTATGAATTAAACGCAACAGATTATTCCGGTGGTGAAAAAATAACTGTTTATGGGAAAATAATAGGATACAGCACAAATTCATGGAGAGGTTACAACAAATGTGAATTTATGCCATTATATATAGAGTAATTTTAAGGGCATCCGAAAGGGTGCTCTTATTTTTAAACAAACAAAAAAGAATGTCCTCCACGACAAGGACACTCTTCTTTTTAAAATACATGTCTGATGCGCTTTTACTGAAAAGTATTGCTACTTCTCAGCTGGTATAAATTATAATCTAGACACCTACATTGTAGCATTTAAGAAAAATTTACGCAAGCATTCTTATGTAATTTTTGATAATTTCATCAGCCACAGCAAACACTTCTCTTCCGTAGGTAGCCAAAAAGTCGGCAACAATCTCTTCCGTCTGAATATCCATAGTCAAATTGTAGGATAGGCAGAACGCATGGCACAATTCATGGCACAGCACACGATCATAGAAATTACCGTGAATCATATTTGATATGTAAATATCTCTTGTGTTTCTATCAGTCATGCCAAACGTATATGTACCGTCAGAACGCATCAGCATAGGACTGTGACTGCGTACACGGCTTAAATTCCACTCTATTCCATTTATCGTGAACAACTTACCACCTCCAACATAAAAGGGGCTAAATAAGCCCCTTAAGTGTTTTAACCGATTTTTGTTACCAGTGCAGACAGCTTGTTTCGCAGTACCGTCTTTTCTTCCGGTGTTGCATCGTTAATGATCTCCGTCATGTCGTTTGCAAGTTCGGTCATGTAGGTGTTCAGGTCACGGACTTTAGCTTCTTTGTCCTGCTGTGTATTCGCCTTATGCAGTTCCTTATTTTCCATGTAGGTTCTGCGGCTCATTCCACTTCTTCCCTCTCTTGCATCACGCATACCGGATGAAGAAGTTTCAGTGTAGTACATACGCCCCATGTCTCTGTCCATGTCACGGTGATACATTTCCGGAGTCATGTGATAATAGGGTGGTTCTTCATAACCTCTGCGGTAGGTTCCACGACCTTTAGGTGCAAATCTGCCGTCAGCATAGCGGTAATGGTCATAGTACCGTCTGCCACCGTCACCGTAACGATCAAACATTTCCACGACTTCTTCCGGATCATATTCCTGCATGGTTTTTGTCAGCTCACGGTAGTACATGGCTTCTGACAAATCTTTCATCATATCAACGACTTTTCCCATTTCGCAAGTATCTACTTTGTCAATTCCTTTGTCAAACTGCGCTTTAGCGCATTCAGAAAGTTTTTCAATCATTTCATGCATTCTCTTAACATCCATGATTTTTCACCTCCTACGCTTCACGAACGGCAATCAAATTGCTGTTCTGCACTTCAATAGCTTGCGTAGAAGTGTTCTGAACGGCTACCGTACTGCAGCATCCACGAGGAACATCAATGTAAGCCTGCGCAGATACATTGAAGAAATTCTCTACTGCTGCCGGAGTTACAATCATTCTTGTGGACTGTAAAGGTTCCCCGTCTACCGCCAGTGCAAGGGAAATTTCCCCAACAGTTCCACCAGTGGGAATCTGAATGTTACCGGAATAACTTACAAGGAATCTTGCACGACACTGATTAGTGATACCTCTTAACTTCACAATTCCGGATCCCTCTCTATGATTGATACAGTTACTTCCATTTACGGCAGTTTCGGTAAAAGCAACGTCTGCTCCTGCTGCCACAGTCTGTAATGCTACTGCTGTATATTCAGCCATAATAAATACCTCTCTTTCAAAATCAAAGGGGCAAACCATATAGTCTGCCCCATGTTGTCAGTAATTCTGCATAGCAGACATAACCTTAAGGTTAAGTTACTCGATATGCAGTTTTAGCATCCGCAACCAGTGTTGCAACCACATCCGCATCCGTAATATACATTAGGGTTGGGAACCTGGTATGCCGGGATGGGCGCAGGATTCACAGCGTTAATGATCTGCTGTGTCTGTGCACTCATGGCAGTAGTCAGAAGAGCATTCTGACGATCCTGAGAAGCGGCTCTGCGCAGATCGTTGTTCTCTGCCTGCAGAGTAGCGATCTTATCCTGACATAAGTAGTCAAGGATTGCTCTTGTACCGGCATTCTGACTGTCGATAATATCACGAGTGTTGTTATTCATGGTGTTCTGCAATGCGCAAGTATTCGTTGCCATATTGTAGTTTACACCCTGGATAGCTTCACTGGTATCGCAGCAGCACTGTGCTAACTGTGCTTGTAAAGCGTTAGCATTCTGCATTCCTGCTACGGTGTCTGCATTGATAGCCTGTTGGATGCCATAGCCAGTCTGTAAAATGTTGGTATTTACGCCATTAAATCCGGTAAGCATACCGTTGTTTACAGCGTAGAATCCGTCACACAGACCGTTGTTGATTCCGTCCAGTTTACCGATGATAGACTGGGTGTCGAACCCTCTTTGCAATGCAGAATCGGTGTAGTAACTGGAATTAGAGCCATTACCGCCCCATCCATTACCGCCCCAACCTCCAAAAGCGAAGAAAAGGACGAAAATAATAATCCACCATGCACCATCGTCACCCCATGCACCGTTGTTTCCATATCCGCTGTTGGCAGGCATAACAGGCATGGTAAAGGGAGTATTGTTACTCTCAAACATAATTTTTACCTCCATATAAGATTTTTTATACTTAATCTTGCAAGAATTTAGTATCTACTTCATAGGAAATTGACGCTTGAATTTTTCAAATTCAGAATCAAAATCTACGCCACGTTCCTTAGCAATATTTCTGCCAAAATTTTCAACACCTGATATGTCACCTTTTTGCGCCATTCCCATTACATTTCTAATCATGGGGTTTTGCATCATCTGACTATTTCCCATAATCCCTTGAATTATTTGTTGTGGATTTCCCATCCCTTTGAGCATCTGCATAGGATTCATCATTTTCATTCTGCATCATCCTTTCTTTGCGATTGTGGAGTTTTCCTTTGCGTTTGCGAAGTTTTCAACTGTTCAATCTTTTGTTCCAGTTCATCGAAACGCTTCATAAATACCGCTGTGGCTTCGTCTGATAGGTCAAATTTCGCTTTTTCTGTGTCTGACGGTAAATTGTTAGGGTCTGCATCTAAAACAGGCTTGTAAAGCCTTGTATAGATTTTCCCATCTGCTCCCCAGGATTTAGCATAGATCTCCGACAGGTCCTGTTTTGGGAAAAATGCTGCGTTTCCATCCATAGGAACCTCATTCGGTGCTATGCACTCTTGCGCCGGTACAATACGACCGTACATCTGTACTGTGTTTTGCTGTGGCTGTTGCATAAATTGCTGTGGTTGGAATTGCTCCTGTTGTGGCATAAACTGTCCGTACATAGGTGTTCTATACTGCGGATTGAAATAGTTCGGATTCATAATCGGCTGCGGCATGGCTATTCTCCCTTTCTTCCATTGATTCTATCTGTTTCGCAATTTCAACTTCATCAAGTGTCTGATATGTCGGCTTGTTCATAAGTCCCAATGGACTGAAATTCATAAGCATTACCCGTTTCTCCTAAAACTTCCTCGATCACATGAACCATGATTGATTGATACTTAATCGGCACTTCCCTTGTACGTTCTTTGCTGAATATATGTTCCAGTGTTTCATCTGAAAATTTGAATTTTCCCATAAGGTCATCCCTCCTTATGCTTAAATTTTGGCATAAAAAAAGACGGTCTACCCGTCATGTATCCGTCACATTTCATTCACTATAAAATTATTGGAATCTTTGCAAAAAACTCCTTTCGTTTTAGGCTTGACTACTATTTTGACTACTATTCGACTACCCGTTGCCCGGGAATGCCCATTTTATCAGCTTTTTCGAGTGGAAGCAAGGGGGCTCGAACCCCACTCTATTACTCTTACTTTCCGCATATTTACTGGCTTTCTAGGTGTTTTTTGTTGATTACTTTTGACTACTTTCGCAAAAATAGTAGTCAAATCACCTTGCCTGTAAATCTGGTATACTACTCAAAATAGACGATTTCTTTTCAATGGTTTTCCTGTTCCTATGATAGTGTATTTCTGATGTCATAATATCTGTATGCCCCATCTGATCCATAACAAGTCTCTTATCCACATTGTTATCCATAAGAATAGTTCCATATGTCTTTCTTACTTTGTGCGGTGGTTTTGGATAAATTTTCAATTTCCTGCAAAGCCTTTTCTGCCTTTGTCTAACCGCCTGTGCGGTGATCCTAATATCATTTTTTGTAAAAATGTAATCTCCAAACGGATTCATGTGTTTTATTTTATCGCAAATCCATACATAATCACTTGGTATAATTGCTGTTCTGATTCCTGCCTTGGTTTTAGGATACTCTTTTACTTCAACAACATTGTTTCCGTTTTCATCTTTATACTTCGTCTCCGTTCTGCGAACGTTAAAAGTATTATCAGAAAAATCGGAATGCCTTAATGTTACAACTTCTCCGATACGTACGCCAGTTAAAAACATAAGCAATATCGCAACATTAGAAGTATCAAGGTGGCTGACAAGATACTTAATCATTACATCAGTTTCATATTCGTCGAATACTTCTTCATAGTCTTCTTTTATTACTTTTTTAAAATCACTATCAGATACGTCAAGATTATCAAACAGTTCTACGATATTAAAATCAATAAGTTTGCGTTTTTTCGCTCTTTTAAGAAATGTTCTTGTAATTCCTTTTAGACCGGAAAATGATTTAGGTGTCAACTCTTTATCGGCAATTTCTTCCTCTAAAAAATCCCCCCATTCATCTTCTGATATTGATTTTATTCTTCGCTTTCCCAACTCTCCATAGTGTCTGAGAAAATATCTCTCGTCTCTGTCGTATGTTGCTTTACATATCTTTTTAAGAGACAATCTCCGGTCTTCACATTCGTAAAACACTTCTGTAACTGTTGGATTTTGCTCTTTTTGGTAGTAAAACTCAATAACTTCTTCTTTGATATCTTCCTCGCTTTTCTTTTTTACAAGTCTCCTTCCTTTTTCTTCATCTGGCAAATAAGTTCTCCAGTATCCGTCTTTGCCTTTGTTGATTGTGTATTGGTGTTTCTTCAGATACTCCTCTTTCTTTTTCATTTCAATGCTTTTTTGCAAAGATTCCGTGTCAATCATACCATTGCTAACGGCATATTGCAATATTTCCATATCAGAAAGTTCCAAATCTATCACCTTCTAACCGCTTAAGTTTATTTTTTATAGACCTTACTCTTCTTTCTACAGTAGTTACAGAAATGGAATGTCTAAAGGATATTTCTTTTTGAGAAATTCCTTTAGACAAATCCCAAAACACTTTCTCTTCCTCTTCCGTGAAATTGGCGTTCCGGAAGATTTCTTCAAGTTCTGGCTTAGTCAGTTTTGACAACTTCATAAGCCAGTCTCCTTTTCTAAATTTCAGTTTTATTGTGTAATAATACGTACCGTTACACAGGTAAATAATTGTCCAGCGCCTGCCGGATCACCCAGGAGATAGGTCTGTCCTGCTGCCGGCAGTAATCCATTAATCTCTCGTACTGCTCCGGATCCATGCTGATATCCTTCCGGATGTTTTTCTTACCTTCTTTCTTCGGTCTCGCCATACCTATCTCCTTTCGTTACACAATTTTTCCGATATTTCAGTTTAGATGTTCATAACACCAGACTTCCATCCTGCTTTTTTAGCCTCTTCTGAAAGAATCTCATTTTCTTCAGCTATAGCCATTTTTCTTTGTTGTTTTTCTAAACAATATATTGATAAAATTTCATCCACCAACTCATTAATACTACATAACATATCTCCGTCAACCTCTTCGGTTCGTTCTGCATCATTTAAAATATTTTTTATATCTTCTGCACATTCATGTATTTTTCTCATACAAATGCCTCCATAAATCTTAATATTCCAGTTTACTTCATAAAAAGCAACCAACGGGTCTTACCTCTCTGATCTCCCAACAATGGTTTCGTACCAAATGCTTTCAGCACTTCCGATAATTTGATCTGATCCTCATTCCATTTAAAGACAAGTAGTCCATACGGTTCAAGCACCCTCATGCACTCATCAAATCCGGTTTTCAAGTACGTTGGCCAATCTGCCGGAAGCACTCCGTATTTCTGCCGGAGCCATGACCCTGTACCGGCATGGATAAGATGCGGAGGATCAAATACCACGATCTTAAAACTGTTATCAGTGTACGGCATATCTCGGAAATCCATATGCACATCCGGCTTTACCAGAAGAGATCTACCGTCACACAAGGTTGTTTCTACCTCCCGGTTGTCTGCAAATATGACATCCGGGTTCTGGCGGTCAAACCAAAACATCCTGCTACCGCAACAGGCATCCAGTATTTTTTTCATATTTTGTCTCTCTTTCATTTTTCATAACTAACAGATAAACCATATTTTCCTTTGTTTGCGGCATTCACAACACCAATATTCATGATATGCTAATCCGATTCTAAATCTTGTATTATGAAACAAAACAAATCGCTCTGCCATACACACAGATTCAGGGTGGTGTATTTTCATACATCTTCTTTTTGTCATTTTTATTTCTCCACTAAATCCTAAGAGCATTACCGCAAAATCTACAGTACTTTGCCAATATCACACACTTGGAACCGCCTGTATAATGGCTTTCCACATATTTGTGTACTACTGCTCCACAATATTTACACGTTATTCTTGCCATAACAGCGTAGCTGTCATTTATTTCTTTCTGTTCATCGTGTGACCACATTTCTCGCTTAACTCCTTTGCTAAATACTAAGTTACATACTTAATTTCTTACCTTATCCAAGTACTCCTTGCATTTCCAATACACTTCCGGATCAAATTCTTTCCGCTCATGCTCATATGCGCTGTAATCTGCCGAACTGCATCCGGCAATCTGTGCCATCTTAAACATGGACACTTTCGCATCTTTTCTGAGTGCTGCAATGTAGCCTGCATACATCCCTTTGTCTCCGTTGGCTAACTGTATTCTTGCCATTTCCTGAATATCTTTCGATGCAGATGCTTCCATTATTTGCTTTATTTCACATTCTTCGTTGTGGCAACCATAAAGGCAACCGTGGATTCCATTCTTGCCATCGAAAAAGCCAACCACATATTTTGTAGGTTCCTCACAGTCATTACATTTTGCATTTATAGCCATAATTTTCACCACCTTTTAACTTGCCGAACTACCGAATTTTCCTCGGTAGTTCAATTTTCCCAACTAGTAACTTGCTTTTGAGTTCCCAAGCAACAACTCAAATATCAATTTCACTTTTTAGTTCCTGATTTCACTCCCTACGCTTGCGCCGCCACCACCGGCAAAGCAGTCAATGATAATGTTATTTTTCATGGCATCACCTCCGGCATAAAATCAGATAATCGCATTTGTGCCATTTCTGCATCTAATCTCTTTTTGGACAAATCATAATAATGTTTGTCCAGTTCAAAGCCAACATATGGATGGTTGGTTCTGTAGCAGGCTATCAAGCTGCTGGCACTGCCTACATGTGTGTCCAAGATAATGTCTCCGGGCTTTGCATAGCGGTTTAGGAGCCATTCATATAGTGCTACCGGCTTTTGTGTAGGGTGGATACGCTTTTCATTTAATGCCTTATTCCCCTGCTGAATAGTTCCTTCAGTAATGGACTTTCCCTGAAACGTTCCGTTCCACATATAACTGAACAATCTTACAGAATCATGCATACTGCAGTAAGCGATCTCGCAGTCTGAAAAATCACTGTTACCATTGCACTTGTCCCATACAATTCTTCCTGGACTGAATGGATATTCAAAATAATTACATCCCCAAATTATCTGCTCTTTTGACACCCTAAACAATTCTTTGAAATAATCTTCATCCGGCACCTGCCAACATTCTGACTTTTCGTATATCCTCTGTACACCTATTGGAGATATCTTTTTACCATAGAATCCTCTTCGTTCAGGTCCTGAGAAATACGGTGGATCCACAATCGCAAGGTCAAAGTAACCATCCGGGAACTCTTTCATCCCATCCATGCAATCCATGTTGTAATATCCAAAATCCATTACGGCATCACCCCCGGAATATCCTCAAAACTAATCTGATTATATCTTTCAAAGACAATCATCTCATTTTTGGCTCTCTGATAAAAATTGCGGTCAATCTCAAATCCGAATGCACTTCTCCCGATCTCTGCGGCTGCTCTTAAGGTACTACCGCTGCCACAGCAAGGATCAATCACTACATCACCGGGATCTGTAAAAATCTCTATCAGTTTTTTCAACACCGCTACCGGCTTCTGTGCCGGATGGATTTTCGGAATATCTTTTCCGTCTTTCTCCCAACTGAACCAGTTAAAAATCATTTTCCCAGTGCCACGGATCGTCTTTCCGTCCTCGTCAACCCTTGCACCGTTCCGGAACTTCGGCAGCTTTTCACGGTAGAACACAAGAGCATATTCAGTAGCACCAACCACACGCATATTTGCCTTAAGCACCTGCGGACTGTAATTTTTAACAAATACTAGCGGTATGTAATGGACGAATCCATGTTTATATGCGGCATCAATCAGCGTAGGCATCTGTTCAAAAGAGCAGAAAACGATCATGCAAGGACTGTTGCTACTTCTTCCCCTGGTAACGCTATTCTTGTCTTCCTTTTTCAGCATCTTTGAGCAGAAATGGAAATACTCATACAGATTGAAGTTGAAATCAGAATTGAATGCTGCCTTTCCTGCAAGTTTGCTTTCACCGTTCTTGTTATCCCCACCGTTGTACCACATAGGGTTACTGCCGTAGAAATTCTTGCCGACATTATACGGGACATCGGCAATGATAAGCTGTGCCGGAGGTATGGCATATTTCTTATAGTTCTGCATTGAATCTCTGTAAATCTCACATTTTAATTTTTTCATTTTTTTCAAGGAGACCGCATATGCTTCACTCTGGCCAGAGTCTCGGCTCCTTTCTTGGTTTTATCTAACTATCGTTTCTGCCTGCTCCTTGTACTGTCTCCCCGCCATCTGCACCAGGTAATGCTGTAAGGCTTCTGCAACGCTGATTCGGTGTTTTACGCAGTATCTGTCAACGTACCGCTTAAAGTCCTCATTCTCGGCATACAGGGCGGTATAATCAACTCGTTCCATCTGCATCACGCTCCTTTATATCAGTAGCAACATCATTCAAAATATCATCGCAATCAGCAACAGAAGGATAGCCATGTAATGCATCGAATCTTGCAAATGCTTCTATAGCCTTTTCCTTGAAATCATCAACTGCCATGCAATAGATTTCTTGGATTTTCTCTTCAAGCCATCCTTCGAATATTTCTTTGTCTGTTACCACTTCCACAACAAAGGTCTGTTTACTAATTTTTCCCATTTGCATCACACTCCTTTCGGCTTCTCACACCGTTCAAACGATATCACCCAAACGTAAGGATTAGCATCCCAGCCGTAGCGGTCAAGGTCAGCTTTCTTAATGGTGCTGTTCCAAATATTAACAAAAGCGGTTTTATTTCCTGCGCAATCTGGTACAGGATGCAGGCAAGAGCATCTCGCACCCTCTTTCCACGCTCCTTGTGGTGTGATTTCCTGCAACCGCTCCACTCTCACATCCGTAACCTTAAGCCAGATACGTGCCGCTTCTTTTGGCATGTGGATTGATGGATGCCACCTTGCATCTCCATATATTTCATCTGTTGCCCGGTACATATAACAGCCACAACTTTTATTCAAGGCG